ATCTTTTGATCTGAATCTACATACTCCGAGTCCTCTGGACTTGGTGAATACTTTACTTTTTAAACACACTTCGGTCTGTTTCGTTTAGTACACACTAAGCTCAGAGGATTCTTATGTCTTACGCTACAAGGGCGCTTGCTGTAGCGTCTGCTCTTTTGATGGGAGCACCAACAGCAGTATTAGCACACACCAACTCTATCGGATATGTCGGTGGCGGTGGAGGTAATGTAACTTTCTGGTATGGTAACTGGCACCCAGGAACTACCTTCAACGAAGGGACTCTAACTCTACAAGGTATCAATGGAACTAGTTTTGCTCCAACAACAGTCAATTGGTCATTACTTTCAGGAACGATGCCAGATGGATTGATTCCTGGCACAAACTATTTTACTTCCGATGGAACACAACTAATTCCATATGACCCTAGCAATTATGCTGGTGGTGGTCAATCATATACTTGGCAGGGTGTAACATTCACTGGTCTTTCTGCTGGTGACTATCAGTTCACTTATAATGCTGCAGGGTCTCCAACAGTTAACTGGATGCCTATGGACAATGTGATTCTTTCCAGCACAGTTACGCTTTCATCAGCAGCACTTTCTGGTGATGCTAACCAAAACGGTATTCTTGACATTTATGAAACTGGTGGAACACCTCCACCACCAACTCAAGTTTCCACTGCTCCTGGTAATAGTATTGTTACTACAACAACGACTAGTGGCACTAGAACCACATCTGGAACCCCACATAGACATGTAATGGGCACTGATGCGAATGGTAATCAAACAGAAACGCATTATACTGATAGTGCTGTAACAACCATTCCAACAACCACAGTTACAACTACAACAACACCAGTAACAGTTACAACTTGGTCTGATGGAACTACTACCACAACAAATGGGACACCAGTTGTAACATCAGTAACAACAGATGATAATGCTGGAACAACTGTTACCACACAATCAACAGTTGCTGATTGGGTTAAGACAAGAACTTATGATGTTCAAATGTCTGCTTATGTTCCTTCTGCTGCACCAACAGTTGTTAATACGCCAACTTGGAAATCTACCGAAAATAGTGGAAAACAAAATTTAAATCTTCATGTAAAGACAGGAGTTACTACACCAACAGTTAGAGCTGTATCTACAACAGCAGTTTATACAAAGGTATATACTAACGGTGCTCCTACTGTAGTTACAACTGATACACCTGTAATCACATATGAAACTAGTTCAACATACGATGAGTATCATACTTATAAAGATTGGTATGGTCGTGTTGACCAATTAGAAGTTCTTGATGGGATTAGTGGTGCTATTAACGGACTCCTTGACCACGAACCAATCACTAATCATAAGAAGAGATTCAGAGTATTTGAGAACAATAGATTTGCCCAGTCTTATAATGCTGATGGATATAAAGCATCAACAACTGTGTTTGGCGGCGGATTTGAATATGATTTAACAAAGGGTTGGACTGCTGGAGCACAGTATAATGATTTGTATACTGAAATGCTAGGTGTGGATAGTATCTCACATCTCAAGAGACAACATGTTGGTGTGTTTAATAGTTTCCACGGTAGAGATATTGCATTAGTAACTAATGCTGGTGCATCACAAGACAAGTATGATTATGCCAGAACCCTTGAGTATCAGTTTGGTAACTGGGGTAAAGTAGAAGGAACTCAATGGTGGGTACATAATAGATTGTATGTCAATAACTCTGGATGGTTCAAACCATTCTTAGGTTATACTGTTTCCAATGTGAAGAGAAATGCATATGCTGAAACAGGTTCACCAGAATCTGCTAGAAGTGTTGATGCATTCAATCAGACAACTCACGTTGGAGAAGTAGGTCTCAAACTAGAAACTAGATTTGGAGGAAAGAAGAAAGATGTTTTTGGTATCTCTGTTGATGGTTCTTATGGCACTGATAATTCTTATGGGGTTACCGCGTCCTTAGATTATAAGGAAGTCTTATTTGTTGAGGGTTCTTATGGAGTAGCAGATGGTGTAACTACCAACTCTGTTGCTGGAAAAGTCAAATTCAGATTTTAAAACCTAAATATAACGGACCCCATCACACGGACCATGGACAACGATAAAAAGGCAAAGTGTATGAGTACTGTAATTCGTGTTGCGATTTTGAGTTGGTCTGCCGCTCTTCTTACTGCTAGCTATGCTGGTCTCCTCGCTAAGATGGACCCAACATTCATTGCGACCGTCTTTACTGCCTCTGCTGCTACCTTTGGTATCAATACTATGAAGAAAGGTGGTGAAGAGGATGAAAAAAAAGAAGAACCCCGCAGAGAAGAAGTAGTGGTTGAAGCACCACCTGAACCACCTGCTCCAGAAGCAGTTGCTCCATCTCTTGAAGAAAGAGTTGAAGTATTAGAAGGACAAGTACAACCCCGCACATAATGGTTGAAAACATTCCTGTAGCAGGGAATGCAAATGTTAATCCCATTAATGTTGGCCAAGTCGGCATTAATGGTCCTTCTGTCATTCCTACTATAGACCCACCTGTTACTAAAGGTATTGAAGTGCCAGTTGTGCGAGGACTGGCACTACCTGTTTTTGAAATGCCAAGACCTAAGGTGCCTTATCCTGTGATTAATGTACCAACACAGGAAGAGTTTGATGCGGCTGTAAAAGCAGAACAACAGAAGCAACAGGAAGATGTAACAAAGAATCGTGGTCTTCCTGATACTACCCCTCCCCCTCAAGTGCCTCAAGTTGTTCAACCCCCTCTCACTCAAACGCCAATTGCAGAGATACCAGCAGACAAACCTAGTATTTCTATTGCTGGATTGAACATAGATTTACCAGACCCATCTCTGGTTGCTACTGCTGGTGCTGTCGCAGTAGTTACTACCGCAGCAACAATGGCATCAACTGCAGTTCTTAATGTAGTAAAGAATGCTGCAGAACCATTGATTAGAGAAGCGACAAAGAATAAATTTAAAATTAAAATCAAACAAGTCAAACCCGTACTTCATTATGTCATGTCAGAAGGAGGACATGTTGATATCTTTGAATATTCATCAGAAGGAACTCGCTTGGTTGCACAGACAGATAACGTAGAGCAGTATATCCGTGACCAAGTAGAAACTAATGCTTATTATGAAATGGATAACAAAATTATTATTGATGATGTTATGAAAGATAAGTTCACAAAAGAAGGGCAAGAAAGATTTAAATCTCTCTATGCCCCACCTAAAAAGATTGCTAAAAAGTTATCAGCTCGCCTTTCTTTTTGATTCTAGTAAAGCGAAATCTTTCTTCTTTGTGCCGCCATCGTATTCCCAAGCATATCCTTCTTCAATCATCATTTGATTTATTGACTTCTTTTTATTGACTGCGGACACTTCTTTATCCCCAATAAAAAGATGTCCCAGAATTCTTCCGTATTTTTCGGTCGAATCTGGGAGTTCTGTTTTAACAACAATATCAGTCTGTCCCTCTAGTTTCTTTTTAAGCCATTCTTTAACTTCAAGACCAAGTGCTTTTTCTTTGACATCAGTTGTTCTGCTCTCTGGGGTATCGATACCAGCAAGACGAATTCGCTTAGTAAGGGAGATATCAAAACCAAGGTCAATATCAGCATCAATAGTGTCACCATCTACCACCTTATGAACTGAGCGTATTCTATAGATGTATGGGTCTTTGTCTGCCATGTTTAGAAAAATTTAAACTTCTCAGTATTTAGTTTAGGAATTGGAAGTTTTTCAAAAGCTTTGCTGACCTGCTTCTCTACAACAGCACCAACAAAGGCTTCTGGGTTATCTAAAATCTTTTGTGCTTTTTGATATGTCAGGAAAGCACCATAACATAGTGCCCCACTAATTGCTAAACTTGTAACTGATAGTGCTAATGCTAAATTTTTCATGATACTTCTTCAATATACAATTTATGAATTTTTGCTGAGTCTGCAAAAAAACTTGCTTCTTTTATGGAATCAAAAGTTTTGGCTTTTGATTTATCTGAAGTCCATTTTGTATCGTCTTCGACGTACAAAACTTCATTCATGTATCCAAATCTCTTAACTATGAACATTTTATTTAGGGGGCTGTGGGTATCTTACAACTACATCAGAACAAATTTTTGCGTATGGTGAGTCTGGATGAAATGTAACTCCTGCTTTTATTGCTTCGCCACACTTCAAAAGTCTCACTAATTCAAAATCTAATCTTGCTTTATCTGCTTCTGCTTGTTGTCTAGCTATTTCTGTTCTTGCTCTTTGTTTACAAAGTTCTGTCAAACCGCCATCTAATGGAAAGTTAAATCCCATACTGATACCACCGTTACCAGTAAAGGATTGGTAAGTTTCTGGGTCTTGACTTCCGTTTAAATTTCCTAATAGGAATGGAGACACACTCATAGTGGGCCCTTGACAACTGACCCCTGCTCCGTATGTATTAACAGCATACGGCCCTTGGAGGACTTGAACTGCTTGGTTAGTAACATTTCCTGTAGCAGAAGCAGAAGGACCAGCAATGTTAGTATTACTAGGAGCTGTTTGAGCCAGCACAGGCGATACATACAATCCTACTGCGTAAATACAGATACCGAGTTTGTGGTAGATTGTGTTTCTGTTGTTCTGTCTATCCATGTTTCTTTTGCCACTCCAGGACCGAGATAAGTTTCGCTGAACTGGAAGGGAGCACCTTGAGTTTGGATAGTGTAATTTGCTCCTTGTTGAGGAGTGCCAGGAATGTTTATATTAGTTCCAGTCACAGTATATGATGTGCCAGTTGTATATTCAATCTGACGAATTGTTTCTACAATTTTTGTAGATGATTCTGTGGTTGCAGTAATGGTGCCTCTGGTAAAATTAGGCACAACACTTTCAGCTAGGGCAGGACAAGAGAACCCTAACAGGAGCAACCCTGCTAGGATATTTCTCATTTGAATACGCTCAACTCGATTGTTCTTTGTCCAGTTGCTGTCGTACCAGCACCACCAGCAGTAATAGTAGGAACACCAGTAGGTGATAATGTACCCGCTAGACTTCCAGCAGAACCAGCAGCAGTAGAGGTAATATTGCCATAAGGAGCAATAGCACCAGTTGATACAGATGCAGGAGTGGTGTCTGCGTCAATTAACGTTTCAGAAAACGTAAATGCTTGACCAGCAGTATTAATGCTATAAGTTCCAGCACCACCTACACCACCAAATGTAGAAGATTGAATATTTGTT